CATTGAAAATTTGTATTAGATAATTTAATTACATCACCTGCATCATCAATAGCTTCTTGCGACATAAAGAACGCTTGAGTACTGTCTGTATCTAAATCGTTTTCAGTAAGAACTGAACCCGCAGCATAATCTGTTAATCTGACTGTTTGAGAAGTTTTTCTACGGATTTCTATTGCACTTGCGTTAGCGGGTGCTGAGTCAAAAGTTAAAGTTGTTCCCGCAGAATTTAAAGTATAAGATGTAGTAGCGACACCATTGATGCTCACAATTAAATCTGCTGCGTCTCTATATGAATATGAGATAGCGTAAGCAGTTGTAGAGCCATTACCTGTATATCTTACAAATGAATTAGCCATTTATTCTCCTTTTCTTCTTCTAATATGGGGTCTTATTATGTAGGGTTTTTGGGAAGTGTTGAACTTCCTATCTTTTTAATTATGTTTTGAAGACCTAAAGCATTCTGTAACAACATTAATTGTGTTAAATCGTTGTATTGAGACTGTGAAAACTCATAATCTTTGTCCCACATTGATTTAATAGTACCTCTAGTACCTTTAATAGCCTTGTTAAATATTAAATCGTATGTTGGGTTACCAGTAATTATGTTCGAGTCTAGTCCAGTAGAACGATAATGAAAGAAGGGGTCAGCACCTACTACACCCAACCCACTGTCAATAAATGCGGGAAGTAATGAAGCAAAAGCTGAACGTTGAAATGAAGCTTTAGCTATACTCATAATAATTTCTTCATCAGTTTTACCAAATTTCTTTTCCATAAATTTTTTTCTATCTCTTTTATTCATTAAGATAGCTTGAGCATTCATCTGAGCTGTATATGCTAATCCTGCAAATACCATTGAAGACATAAATCCCATGTAGGCTGTCATGTCATTCATTTTAATACCGTGTAATAAATGTTTGCCATAAGCTGTCATCATGAAACCTCTGAACTGGAACATAATTTTACCAAGCGTTGAGTCTGTAAATCCACCAAGAAACATTGTTTCACCAATATCATTTTCTTGAATAGTTCTACGACCCCATCTGTTAATAGCATAAGCAAAAGTTTCTGCTGCCTCTGCGTCATCCCAGTTGTCTGCATTTAATCTTCTAATTTTTCTTTTAGTTAATGCACCTTCATCAGTAACAGCATGTTTCTTAATTGCATCTAAAATTCTTTTTTGCATTGTTTCTGAAATACCTAAATCTTGGTATCTTTGTTTACTTAAAGCTTTGGCTCCTCCAAACGCTTCATCTACGTATTTTTGAACCATACCTTTTAATGCAATTCTTTTCATTAATGTGTTAACTAAATTCATACCAGAAATGTCTGCTGTAAATCTCCCAACATGGTCAAGACCTCTTTCTATTTCTGAAATTTTTTTCTTACCTACTCTAGAACCAAACTCATCTGTTTGATTAGCAACTTGATTAATTAATCTTTCACTTCCAAATCCACCAAATAATTCTTCGGCTTCTTTCATAAACTCATCATCAATTTCACCATTTTTCATACGCTTTAATAATTTACGCATTTCAGGTAAATGTTTTATAGTTTGTCTTAATCCTATGTTTGCAGTTAATACACCTATCTCAGCTAATTGAGCAAAACCTACCTGGTTCATAATTCTAGCAAAATTATATTTTCTCATAATTCTTCCAAACGTAGAAAAGTTAGTACTAATATCTTCTAAAGGTTTACCAATTAAATGGTCAAAGCCGCTGTTTAATGCTTTTAATTCATTAATTCTTACTTTGTCATTAACGTCCACACCCATGTCATCATACTGTTTTTCTATCTGTCTCATCATAGCTTTCCAATCAGACGTAGATTTAAAACCTCTTTGGGCCAATGCTATTTGACCAGTAATATTGTTAGCGTAATTTAAGAAAAGAACTTCAGCGTCATTTTCTAAAAAATCAGATATTGCAAAATCTGCGTCAGAGTATGTTTCATCTAACTGCACTCTTCTACTTCTAAATATTGTTGATGTATTAGGTTTACTAGGAAACATTGCTAATACAATTTCTTCAATAGCACCATTATCTAAATCAGTAGTGTCTTTTAAAATTCTTTGTAAATCTTCTGCTTTTGCAGTAAACAAGCTTCCTAAATTAATTTGATTATGTTCATTACCTCTTCTAACAACTCTAATTAAATATTTTGCTAATTTTCTATTAGCTTTACTATCTACACCGCCACGCATGGCTCTTGCTAAAAAATCAACTACAGTGTCTTCACCATGTTTGCCAATCATTTCTGTCATTTTAGCTTTAGAATAAATTCTTGTTAAATAATTTGCGTTCTCTATTATTTTATCTGCACCACGTACTTTAGAAGCTTTAGCCATTTCTAACATGTCTTTCATTCTTTCAGCATGTGCTTTGGCCATTGCGTTTATAGAAGGACTGTCAACTGTTTCACCTCTAATTGCTCTAGACAACATTTCATTAAATTCATTTCTTTTAGTAATGCCTTCAAATCTTACTCTGCTGTAATTATTTTCTTTTAAAAAACCGTCATAGTGTCTAACCCATTCTCTATAATAAAGCATTCTTTGTCTGTTTAACTCAAACTGTTTTACTTGAGACATTGTTCTAGACCGTACCCAATTTTTACCTACTTTACCTATAGACTCATATAAAATTTCAGACACACCTCTTACTAATTTGTTGGCAGACATGTCTGTTACACCTGCTCTATCTAATCTAAAGAAACTCCAGAAACCTTCACCCATAAATGCTTTTGATGTTTCTTCTGAGTCTAATAATTGTTTTGCCATATATTTACTGTAGACAAAACTTTTAGCGTCCATCTCACTTTCACCAGTATGTTTTAATGTTGCGTCTTCTATTTTACATTCAGCCATTTAATTCCTTTATTTACATTTGTAGACTTTGCCCTCTTTAGTAATGATGTATTCATCTTTACCGTCTGGCATTCTAATTTCTATATTACCGTCTGCTCTAAGAGTTGTTCTTTCAACTAAAGTTAAATCATACTCATTAGCAATCTTGTCAAAATTATCTTGTTCTGTTCTATTTAATTGTTCATATCTTTTGTTACCTTTAGTTGTAAATTCTAAACCACTTTCGACAACATCTTGTCCTTCTTTTACTTTAACAAAATCATCAACTGCTTTAATTATTGCAGCTTCGTCATCATCAATTCTATTTGTTGCTCTAAGACCTCTTAAAGTTCCTCCTAAAACAAAACCCGCACCAGCAGCAATTAAAACTTCTCTTAATCCTAAAGTTGGGTTTTGACTTGCTAAAGACATTTCAATCATTGCATTAGTTGAACCTGCCGCTAATCCGCCTCTAACTATTCTTGTAAGCCTTGAGGCTTTATTCATAATAATTGCAGGGGCCATAACCCCATCTGTTGCTATTGCTAACGTCCAAGCAGAAGGGTCTAAGATAGCCGCTAATAATCTAGCTGTTACACCTGTAACCATCCCTTTGGCATTTATGATTGCTGTCTTTTCTTGTACATCTAAAATTTTAGCTTTAGTTCTTCTTAATACTGGAAGAGAATCTGTAATATTAAATGCATCTAAAAATTCTTCATTAACATCTTTTTTTAATTCATCCCAAGTTTCTTTGTCTGGTACAATGTCATTAATTTCAAAATTGTAATTAGGTGTTAACTCTTCACCATTACCAGTTTTTAAAACCCAAGATGACATCCACTCCTGGTCTATTGCTGCACTGGCTATTTGACTATAAGAAGTATTGGCTGCGATAGCGTTTGATATTTCTTTGTTTTTCTTATCAAGATTAAATTGTTCTTGTTCTGATAGTGGTTGGGGAATACTTCCTAAAGGTTCTAGGAATTGTGGGTTTTCGTGTCCTACTAAATAATTAGTTTCATCTATTGCTTTATTTTGTTTTTCAATTTTCTTTTTAATTTCATCACCATTTGCTAAAATATATTCTTCTTCTTTATTTCTAAATGCAGCCTCAGAGGCCCATCTAGGATTTTTTAAATCATCAAAATTTTCACCTAACAAATTATCATCTTGAGATAAATCATCAGTTTCTAAAGGTGTTTTTGTAATTTCTTCTACAGTCTCTACAGTATTTTCTACTATATTGTCTACATCCTCTGACGTAACTGACATAGAATCTGTAACTTGATTTAAAGCGTCTTGAGCTTCATTACTTAATATTCCTGTCGATGTTCCTTCACTGATGCTTTTTTTTAGCGAGTCGGAACTCCATAATAGCTGTGCTTCATCAAGTCTTCTACTTTTATATCTATCACCAAAATTTAATAAATTTTTATAAGCGCCAACCCAGTCACCGCTTGTAGTTTGTTTCCAAAAATTAGGTGTTCTACTTTCTAAATCACCATATTGAAAAGCTACTGAAGCAAGTACTGTTGCTTGTTCAGTAGATAAATCATCAAAAGATGTACCAGTAGAATTTTCCCATTTATTTTTTAATCTTGTTATCGATTCACTTTTAGCAAACTCATTTATAGTTTTTGCTTGGTCTTCAGATATTTTTAGATTAGAAGCTATTTCTTCCGCTTCCGCACCTTTAAATCCTAAAAAGGGAGTAAGTAAATCTATAATATCTTGCGGCAATCCTTTTAAATCTTCTAAGGCTCTTGCACCTAAATCAAAACCACTTGCTATTGTTACACCAGATTTTGAATTTGCTGCATCAGGTACTTTTCCTTCTGTTTCAAATCCTTCTCGTTTTAGTATAAAATCAAAATCTATATTACTCATATTAATCCAAATCCATTAGTAGTTTGCTAAAGCTTCCTTCAAAATCTTTTTCTATTATTCTTAATATTCCATTGTTTCTTTCTTTTAATACTTGGTTCCAATCTGCCTTACTTACCATAGTAGCTAACTCACCTTTATTACCAATTACGTCTGCGTAACTGAAAGCAAACGCTCTACCATTTACTTGTATTGGGGCCATTGTATCTCTAGCCATAACTACAAATTGATTTCCATAAAAAGGTGCTAAAACTAAATCGGCAGCTTCGTACATTCCGTTAGTTGTTTTAGCTACTTCGTTAGAAATAAACTGTGAACGTTTAGTTAATTCTTTTGCATTAGCAGGATTACCATTAGGCATATTACGTCTGTTCCAAAGCATACCGTCAACTTGTACGTATGATTTTGCAACTAGTTCGATAGCTTTTTCGTTTGCAGTATCTTCTCTAACACCTGTTAATTTAAATATTCTTGTTAATCTTAATGCTTCTTGAACTTGCATAGTGACATCTGCATTTTCACCAAACCACGGAGCAAACTTTGATTCTAATTCTGATAAGGTAGACTCTGGGTCTTTATCAAATTCTTTATATTGGTCTGAAGAATTTATAATCTGCCACATTTTAGTAACAGCTTGGTTAGTGTCAAGTCCTGCAACCTGTTCTAAAGTATTAACACCTTCATAGAATACTTCTGCTTTACCACTTAAATAATCTGCTGTTGGACTATTGTCTTGGCCCAGTGCTTTTAATTTTTTAAATCTTTCATATCCTATTTTAAAATCTTCTACTTTTTCAATATCAAAAATATTTGTATTATTGATTACACCAAGACCTTTGTCTAACTCATCTTTCCAAGGTGTAAACACTCTAGCATTTATAGACATTAGACTTGCTACGTAGCTGTCTAATAAAATTTCTTTATCAAAATCTTTTTGATGTGGGTGATGATGGGGAAATTCTTCATAATGTTTTTTTGCTTCTTCATCTACAAATAACGATAGCTTTTTATAAATAGATTCTTCAGCTAATTTTTTATCTGTCTCACTTACAGACTGACCTTTGTAAATACTTTTATGAGATAAACCGTCATAAAACATTTGCTCAACATTTACTTCATTTTTAACGTTATTAACTTTTCTTTTTAATTTTGTTAAAATTCTAGTAGATTGTTCTTGGTGATTAATGTCATTTCTAAAAGATGGTAGTTCACTTTTCTTACCTCTTTTTTCTAATACAATTTCATAAATTTCT